CCCAGCTCGGGGTCCCAGTCGTCCCACGCCACGAACTCCCACCGCGACCGGATCGGTTGGAACCCGATGGACAGGCCCGTCAGCTCGCCCCGCTCGGCCGCCCCCGCCGCCCGTTGCGCCTCGGGGGAGTCGTTCAGTTTCCAGCGGCCGTCGAGGCCGTCGTCGCGGTGGGTCCACTGTTCGGACACGCCGATGGGGAACGACCGTTGGTCGTGGAACAACAGGAGCGGCAGACCGCGGCCCTTGCCGTTGTCGGTCGACTGTTTCAGCGACCCGGCGTCGTGGGATTCCATGAACAGGCCGAGGCTGGCCCATTCGCCGTAGGGGACGGCGCGCCCTTCGAGGTAGTGGAACGGTTTGCCGACGGCGGCGACGTCGCGCAACTCGAGCCCGACATGGAAGTCGCGGAGACCGCCGGTCGGGTCGTCCTTGCCGAGGGTGACTTGGACAATGTCGGTTCGAGTGGTCATGGGGCGGCCCCCTCGGGTTGGGTGGGCGGTGTCTGTCCGGTCTGATCCTCGGCGGCGGCGATCACGACCTGCGGTTGGGGTGCGGGCGGCTGGTCGGGGGCGCCGGCGGGGAGCGCCAGATAGGAGCGGGCCTCCTCGGCGCTCATGATCCCGGCGGTGATGAGCGTCGACAGGGCGGTGGCGGTGGTGCCCAGGTCGTCCCGCAACAGCTGGTTCCGGTCGAAGTGGATGGTCTGACCGCGAGGCAGCCACGCCTTCGACCACACCGACTCGAAGTCGGCCATCACCGCCTCCAGCGACGTGCGGAGAATCTGCTGGTACTGGGGGCCCGACGTCTTGTAGGTCATGCCCGCCACCGGGGAGCCCAGCCAGTAGCCGTCGACGTTGAACATGTTGGCGATGTCGGTGAGCGACTGTTTGCGGGCCTCGGTCAACTGCGTGTCGGTCGGCGACCACGACAGGGGGATGACCTGGGTGCCGTTGGGGAGGAACACCGGTTCCCGTACCGGGCCGCCGAACTTGTCCATCCACCGTTCCTTGGCGTCGTCGGCGGTGTCCTGGTTCAACACCGGCTGGGGGGTGATGACCGCCACCGACGGGACGGCGCCGCCGGACAGGGCGGTGGCCTCGTACTGCGATTCCATCGACACCCGGTTCAACGTCGACAGGTTCTGTTCCACGATCCCGACGCCCCGCACCGGGTAGAACCGGTCGGCGCCCCGTTTGACGTGGACGACGTCGGCGGGGTCGACCTGGCCGCCCATGAGGAAATAGGACACGTTGGCGAGGTCGGGCGGGTTCCACTGCACATGCCACCAAATCGACGGGAACCAGGTGACGGCCAACGGCCAGCCGTCGGCGCCGCGGGCGGTGACGAGATGCAGAGCGTTGCCGTTCAGCAAGTAGTCCTCGATGTTGACGCCCACGAACCACGGTCCCCCGTTGAGCGGGTCGGGGGCGTCCAACAGCGCCGGGCGGGGCAACGGTTGGCCGGCCCGGTAGGAGTCCATGGCGCACTGGCGGACGAGCCCGGAGTAGAGCTGCACGCACCGCGACACGGCCGGGACCCCCAACGCGGTGGCGGCGTCGAACACCCACGGCCCCACGCCGAGACCGCCGACGTCCATCGGGAGTCCGCTGATGGGCGGCGCCCCCCGGAGCGCGGGGGGGTTCGCCAACATCGTCATGGCCGCACCGAAGGCCAGTTTTCCACAGGATTAGAGGGAAAGGTAGGACCCATAAGGGGAGACTCATTGTCTGGCGTCAACCGTGGTTGACGCCAGACAATGAGGCGGCCGGGTCGCGGGTGTTACTCCTCCAAGGGTCCACCCGCGGCCCGGTTCGCCAGTTCGAACTCCACGGCCTGTTCGACGGCTTCACGGAACACGACTCCGGGGTCGGAGACCTTGGCTCCGAAATGGCGACGCCGGCCGCGCAACAGGTTCGGATGCCCCGGACCTTGCACAGCAGGCCGGCCCCCGTGGACGGTGCCGTTCTTGTCGACCGTGGCGGCCGGGGGACTGGTCGGCCGTTCCGGTCGATCCCGCAGTTTGGTCAAGGATTGCCGTTCGCGGCGGGTCAGGGTTTCGCCCGCCGCTTCTCTCGCTTCGAGCCCTGCGAGGCGTTCCGCGGCGGTGCGGTTGGTCTTGGTGTTGGATCGGATGGGATCGATGCGGGCGGCCCGTTGGACTTGGATCGGATCATCGACGGCGGTCGGCTTCTGCCACCCCTGATCGAAATACAACAATGCCAGTTGGGCCCGCTCGGGCGTGAGGTACGTGTACCGCTTTCCCGCGGCCCGGTCCGAGAACGCAATCGTCGCCATGTCGACTTTCACGTTGCTGTAGGCCGGATAGTCCCGCTTGATCGCGTCGGCGACGAGACACGCTCCACTGTGCGACCGTTTCGCGGTTTCGTACTGATCGGGTGTGATGTTGACCCACACCCGCGGTGCTGACTTGCTTTTCGCCATCTGTGGTTCCTCCAAGGGTCTCGGCTTGCACAAAGTTGTCCGATAACTTTGTGCAAGCCGGAGAGTACCAGCACCCTATTTGCCCGCCTAGAAGATGCGGAACGACCCCGACGGGGGCGCGTGGTCGAACGCCCACCCCGCCACCGTGGCCGCGGTCAACGGGGACAGGCTGACGTCGGTGCCGCGCCGGGCCCACACCCACCCGTCGCCCAACGTGCGTTGCCCGGCGGCGCCCGCGGCCAGGTCCAACGCCCGGTGGGGACGGAACCGGGTACGGGGCGGCTCGTCGGTCAACCCCGCCAACGCGGCGGCGCACGCCGCCCGGTACTCGCCGCCCTTCACGGGGGCGAGGTCCAACCCGAGGCGGCTGGCCTCGTCGGCCACGTCCAGGGCGGGCCCGGCGGCGTCGTAGGCCACCGCCCGCGGCTGCCAGCGGCCCACCAGCTCGACGAGCCGGCCCGGCACCCACCCCGCCGCGGGCCGGTTGTCGGCGATCTCCCACCGCATCACCCCCGTCTCGTCGCGCCACCCGGCGACGATCGACGCGTCGGACCGGTCGACGGCCACGTCGAACCCCAACGCCAACGCCCCCGGCGTCGGGTAGCCCTGGTCGGGGTCGGCCGCGACCTGCCAGGCGCCGGCCGGGATCGCTCGGGTGGCGACGTGGAGCCACCGGTTGCCGTAGGCGCGGGCGAACTCGTCGGGCCCCAACTGTTCGAGCGCCGACTCCATCGCCTCCCGGCCGATGGTCCGCCCGAACGCCGGATGATACGACGGCCACGTCGCCTCGTCGGTGGGGTCGAGCCCGTCGGGACAGGACCACTCGAAGTAGGCGCGGCCCGACTGGCGGCCCGACGCCACCGCCGCCCGCCCCGCCTCCACCGACGCCTTCCACCACACCGACGAGTCGTCGCCGGCGGTCGACACCTTCCACACCTGGGCGCCCGGTTTCGTCGCCTGGGTGGGGACGATGGCCTGGTCCAACGCCACACCGCGGGTGATGTCGAACGACCACGCCTCGTCGACCACGACAAGGTCGGTGTGTTTGCCGTGAAGGTTCTTGGGTTGCGGCGCGAACGTGCGGACCGTCCCCCCCGACCGCCGCCAACGGATGCCCTCCGACCCCTGCGCCCGCCGGAACGTGGCCTCGGCGCCGACACCCTCCACCACGGGGACATGCTCGTTCAACAGCCAGTCGACGGCGTCTTTGGCGTTCTGCATCGTGAACCACACCCGCCCCAACCTGACCGTCAACGCCCGGTGGTCCATCACGAACCCGAACAGCGTCGTCTTCCCCGACTGTCGAGGGACGGCGACATCGACGATCTTGTAGACGAGGAGGCCGTCGGCGTTCACCTCCAACCCGACGTCGGCGACGTACTGCTGCCACCCCATCAACGGGAGACCGAAGAAGCGGGCCAGCGCGCCGACGGCGGGCCCGAACGTCAGGCGGTCAGGGTTGCGCCGGGTCGCCCACGCGGGGCTGGGCCAGCTCGTGTAGAAGCTGGTCGAAGGTGTCGCCGGCGACCTCGACGCGTCCGGTGAGACCGACGGCCTGGCGGAGTTCGAGGTAGCCATGCGTCGCTCTCGTCACCTCGTCGGGGGCCCGCATCGCCTCGGCCACGTCCACGGCGCGGGCCTGAGCCCGCAACATGGCCCGGTCGCCGGCCTCGATGTCGGCGGTGCGTAGCTCGACGTCGAGGGCCCGCTCCACTCGCCCCAACCGGCCGCTGGCCACAACTCAGCATCCCCCCATATCGCTCAGTTTGCTCGGAGACGGCCTCGAATGGCCAGGGTGGGGTGGAGGGGCCCGGAAACGGCCTGGGGGCGGTGTGAAAGGGGGAGAAACGCTCCGAGGAAGATGTCGAGCCGACGAGCCCACAAAAAATCGGGGGCGCCATGCGGGGGGTCGTCAGTCGTCGCGACCCCCGCCGTCGTCGTCGTCGTCGACCGAACCAGTCGTCGACGTGGGCGGGTCGACAGTCGGTCGACCCCCCGTCTCGCGGTGGCGCGTGGTGTACCGCTGGTGTGGCAGCTCGTGGTACTGGTCGTCGAGGTCGCCGTGCCACCACAACAGCCACACGAGGGCGGCGATGACGACGAGACACACGCCGATGCTGGCGTCGAGGATGACGTCGAGCAGTAGTCAGGTGGCAAGGTCGAGAGTGTTGAGCCAGCCGGTGAGACGCAACAGGTTCCGGTCCGGTGCGTAGGCCAGGTAGGTACCGTCGCAGGTGTCGCCGGTGAGGGCGGCCATGGCGAACCGGCGGCGGCTATTGACGCGCCCCCAGTGGACAGGTACGCCGCGTTGGCGGGCGGCGATGGTGAGCTGCCACGCGTCGGGACCGACTTTCCATGCGGTGGTCCCGCCGACGAACAGGACGGCCAGGTCATCCCACGGCGGGTCGGTGCATCCGTCTTGGGCGACGTAGGCGGGCGGGTAGCCGAGGTCGACCACGACGGGCGCCCATATCCGCCAGAGCCGGTCGGTTTCGTGATGGTCGCCGACCTGGTCGGGGACAGCGGCGAACAAACAGTCGTCGGCGACCGGCCGGTTGCGTTCGAGGGCGGCCAGCCACGTCGAGGCGCGCCAGTTGTCGCCGGTGTTGTACCGGTCGTTGTCGGCGGCCCACGTCCAGCCGGGTTGGATGGTGTTGCCTTGCCGGGGTCCGGCCATGCATGCGAGGACGCCGGCGGTTATGGCGGCCCGTATCTGTTCGGTGGACGGTGTCGCGAAGTAGATCACGGGCTGTTGACGTCGGCGACGGCGGGTATGTCGCGGTCGAGCCAGGCGTCGATTTCGGCGGCGGTGCAGCCTGTCGCGTCGCACATTGCTTCGCGGTAGGAGTGCCATTGGACGAGCACGGCGAGCATTTGCGCGAGGGCGTGCGGGGATGCTTGCGCGACGTGGGCGCCGGTGAGACGGGCTCGGGTTCGCAGTTCGAGGGCGCGGCGTCGCATCCGCGGGTGAGGGTTGTCGACCCGGTCGAGCGTGAACAGGTCGTCGCCCATTAGGGCGCGAGGCGACGTAGGACGACGACAGTGTCCTCGGTGACAGCGATCGGTTCCCAGCCTTCGGGCAGGGTGAGCGGACTGTCGACGGTGTGGACGTCGGTCAGGTCGTAGCCGCACACCTGCCACACGTCGGGCCCGAGACGCGGCTCGGGCGGCGGGTACACGTCGGGCGGATCGGTCACTCGTAGCTCAACGCGGCGGTGGCGGTGACGGACCCGGAGCCGTTGGTGATGACGACGTCGGCGGCGCCGGCGGCGTGATTGGCCGGTACGAACTGCAGGAGGAACTGGCTGACGATTTCGGTGGTGGTGGGGGCGACGGTGGCGACGGTGACGGTGGTGGCGGCGTCGAAGTTCCGGCCGACGACTTGGACGGCGCGGTTGCCGACGGTGGCCGGCACTCGGGCGGGGCTGATGGCGATGTAGGTGGGGGCGGGCATAGTCAGAGTCTCGTTTCGGTGGGGGCTTGGGTGTTGCGGTAGGTGTAGCCGTGGCGGGCCAGCAGGTGGCGGACGCGGGCGATGTGGAACCGCGAGTAGTTGCAGTGCCGGCACGCGGCGCGGAGGTTGCCGGGGTCGTAGGGGGCGCCGCCGTCGCTCAACGCTCGGACGTGGTCGACGGTGGTGGCGGCGAGGGTGCAACCGGGTCCGCGTATCTGACAGGTCCAGGCGTCGCGGTCGAGGACCCGGCGGCGGACTCGGCGCCACTGTGCCGTCGCGAGCGCCGGGTCGCGGTTCATAGGGTCAGGTGGCGAACCCGGTGCCGGTGATGGTGACGGTGTCGCCGCCCGCGGCGGGGCCTTCGTCGGGTTGCGCGCCGGACGCCACCGGCGGCTGACGGTACGTGTAGGCGGCGGTGAGGGTCGAGGCGCCACCGACGGTGGTGACGGTGACGTCGACCGTCCCCGTACCGGGTGGGGTGGTGGCCTGGACGTGTTCGTCGTCGAGGACCTGGACGTCGGTGGCGTCCTGGTCGCCGAAGTGGACATGGACTTCGCTCATGGG